GCGTAGTTGGTGATCCGCAAATCATCGATGTACCCGTCAAGCGTCAGGTTAGTGCCGCCTCCGAGATTGCCGCCAACAACAATTGTCGAAGCGCCAGAAACATTGTCAGAGCTTGTGCTCGTTGTGCCAATCTGAGTGCCATCAACAAATAGCCTCATGTTCGTGCCAGATCGGCAAACAGCAACGTGATACCAAGTGTTTGCGCTAGGCGACCACGATTTTGTGTAAGTCACATTTGAATTTACACTCATTGATAGTGAACTAATATCACCGCGATAAATGAAAGCCCATCCACCACCACCGGTGCTAGAGTTGTAATTGCTGGATACGATCATCTTTGCTGCGTTGACTGTGCTTAAACGAATCCAGCACTCAATCGTAAAGTCGCCAGTGCCAAAGTTGTAAAACGCATTAGACGGGCCGACAAGATAATCCCCCGTCCCATCAAAGCTGATCGACGCACCACCCCACTTGCTCTGCGTCGTGCTGATCTGAGCATTTCCAACAGTCTCCAGCACGTTTTTGCCAGTGGCATCAGTGATGCCGCCGTTGGTGAAGTTGAGCAAAAGTGAAGTGTTTGTCGTGTTTGTATCTGGCGCAGTTGGAATGCTAGACGGAGTGTTAGCTTGTTTAACCAGTTTGACGCTGGACAAGTACCCGTTAAAGGGAGTTCCGGGGCTAACGCTTCTTTCGTTGCCCACAATAACTCTTGAACCAGAAACTCCATAAGAACTGGAATTTGTAGAAGTTCCTGCGCTAGACGTGCTATTAGTGTAAAGGGTTACAGTGCTGCCAGAGCGAGTAATGACTACGTAGTTCCATTGATTCGCGTAAACAGTCCCGCCAGTAATGCTGGATACACCAGCGCTACCCGACAAGAACTCAAACTTAATTGTGTTTGAACCTGTTTGCTGAATCTGCCATCCGTTCCACCCGCTAGTGTCAGCGTAAGAAACCAGCCCATAGTTCGCGCTAGACACTGGGTAATACCAGAATGAAATCGTAAAATCTCCAGAACCGAAGTCGCCACCAGAAGCGTTAGGCCCGGTCAGATAATCCCCCGTCCCATCAAAATACCCACTGCCGCCATTCGTCGCCGCGCTGTACGCAGCCGTAGGAGCGAACGGGCTGAAGGCTTGGACGGAGGGGGAGCCAGTTATAGTTAATGAATAAGCGTTTGAGCTTTGGTCAAAAAATCTGTTTGACTGACAAACAAGTAATGCAGTGTTTGCATCATTGCTATATGCAGCAGTTGGAACAGAGATAGTCCTTGCTGTAGTGGATACGCGAAGGCTTGCAATATATCCATCGAAATATAACGACGATGCGTTAGTCGAAGCTCTGCCAATCAAAGAACTCGTGTTTTGTCCAGCAGAGTCAATTCCGTACCAAGTGCCAGAACCATCAGAAGAACTGCCAACATACAATGTTGCAGTTCCTCCAGTTACTCGAACAGCAACATAAGTCCAAGTGTTTTTTGGTATTACCGATGATCCAGTAATTGTTCTTGCTGAACCATCGTAATGATAGAAAACCAAATTTCCCGAACCATTAACTCCAAGGTTAAGGTAGACATCACCTTTACCTATAATGCATGGGTTGTGGTATGAATTTGCTGTTGTTTGGTATGAGTTTAGATATACGAATGCCTCAATGGTAAACGTCGTTGTTGATGCGTTCCCAGTTGTGTAATTGAACAGGGATGTGCCAGCATTAAAGTACGAGCTTCCGTTAAGGTAATTACTCCACCCCGTCTGGCTAAACGGCGAGAACGTACCCTGCGTGACGTTTGCGCCAGCGGGGCGTGTGATGGTGAAGTTGTTGGTCGAGCTGTCCTTGAACACGTTGTTGTTCGTGTCCGTCACACCGCTTGGCTGATTGCCGTTCAGCAGCAGCGTCGTGACCGGGAAGTATGGGTCAGCGGTGAGCGTCTGGCGGTTGCGCCCTAGGTTCAGAACCGTCGAGTTGTCATTGAACGGCAGGTAGAAGCCGTTGTTGCCATAGGTTCCAGCAAATGCTTTAGGAATCCAGACACCAGTAGCGGAGTCTGTCTCACCGAAATCGGAAGGTGTAAGCGCCTGACCGTCGACGAAACTGACTTCGGTAATATAGCCGTTTAAATAAGACGAAGCGTTACCACTACCTATCTGATGAGGGTTTGTTCCATTCCATAGGCAGTCTGCGTTCTGTGAGGGGTAGGTAGCAGTCGCTAATGTAGTAACGCGACTCCCATTCACATATATACGAATGCGATCAGACGCCGTGGCGTTGGTAGAATCGACAGTTAATACCAAGTGATACCACGCCGATACATCTCTGAACACCTGCGTAGTTTTGAGATTAAACACAAACGACGATCCGTTGTACGCCATGAACTCAAGTTCGTCATTCGCAGTAAAGTCCGCACGATTCTGCACAGAGCCATACATAGAACCAAAAACTATAGGAGCATTTGAGTCAGCAAGTTTGCTCCGCTTGACCCATCCACTCCAAGTCCAAGTAGTTTTGCTTCCCGCTACGGATGGAGTCCAAGCAAGCGCAGCCGAATCCGCAGAATTAAACCGCAGGCTTCGCTCAACCTGATACGCAGCAGGGCCTGCCGAACCGGATGCCGCTGCAATTGCGTTTTGTAATACGCTCATAGTTGCTCCATTACGACAGGGCTAGGCTGTTGGATACGTAGACGTTCGTGCCGTCGCAGATATAACCCAACACGTAGGTACCTGCCGCTGAGATCGTAGTCAATGCTGCTGTGTTGATCTTGGTCGTAGCAGCCGCCGATATGGTGTAGCCGCCTGTGTTCACCAGAATAATCTGGCCAGACTGACCGGATGCCGATGCAATATTTGTAAACGTCAGTGTGAACAACGCAGTCGGGGTGCACTTGAAGTTGTTCGTGACGTTCAGGTCGAACGAGCCATCGTTGTCAGTCGTGATCGTGCCGCGCTGAGGAGTAGTCCATGTAGTAGTCGTGCCCGGAACAGCGTAATCCGTACCTGCAGTTGCCGCCGAGACAGACCCGCTACCCGCACCCTTCAGAATACCGACAGCCGAGATCGCAGCCTGATAGTCCGTACCCGCTGTAGCAGCCGAAACAGAACCACTACCCGCACCTTTTAGGATACCTGTTGCGGAGATCGCAGCTTGGTAATCCGTACCAGCAACTGCCGCTGCAGCAACACCACCGGTGGCCTTGACGATGCCGGTAATCGAAGCACGTTTTAATAATGCTCCGGAGGTGCTGTTAAACAGCACAATCTCGCCATCGACGGATGCACCCGGACCTTCAACCTTAGCCGTGTTCAGGTTGGTGAAGTTGGTATCAACTTCATTGTTGGTAAGCGGCGAGCCTTTACCGGCCCGAGTAACGATAGTTGTCATGACTCACCTCTTACGAAGCAGACAGGGTAACAGTCCAAGTGATCACCATCGTGTCATCGGCTGCCTTATTAACAACCGCGAACACAGTGCGGCAGAGCATATCACCGCTTGACGAAGCATTGAAGATGCCCGCCTCGGTAATCGCGCCGGTGCCCTCACCTGCGGCAAACGTACAGACGTACTGCACCTTCTCGTTGTTCGAGCCGGTGATCGTCGTGCTATCTAAAGCCTTACGGCTACCAAGCTGGCTACCCAGTGCAGTGTCACCGGCGGCTGCTGCCGTAGAGCCTGAGCCCACAGCCATGAAGCCCATAACACTCTTGGAGGTGCCAACCATACGGCTGATGATGAACGCCAGACCGGTGTTCACAACCAAGTTCTCAACGGTTTGCGTCTGCTTCACAGCACCGTTCTTATCGAACACGACGATGTCCAACTCGCCGCGCAGTTCCAGATTTTCAGTCATTTCGCTCATGATAATCCCTCTAAGTAAAAGATCGAGACGTTCCTACATAGTCCTCTGCAAAGTATGTGGACTCCGCGTAGTCCTGAATAACGAGCACACCAGACGATGACACGGCAGTAGCTTCACTCAACTCCCTCCGACCATACGACCAACTGCGCCCGACACCAACATAGTCCTCCAAGAAATAGGACATATCTACCGTGTAGTCTTGGATACTCAGTTTGTCGTCACCTTGAAATACTGCATAATCTGATCGTCACCTGCTGCAGCACCGTTCACATCATCAGTCACATTGACTGTTTCATTGATGTTCTTTGCTGGTAACGACTTGGCTATTACATCTGATACTGACGGGAACTCACGCAGGACTTTCGATACCTGCTTATTGAACCCGCCTACGAGGGTATACGTCTGATTATCAGGTCCACCCTCAACATAGTCCTCTAAAAAATACGGCGGGTCACCACCTTCGTATAACGCACCGCCACTGCTGAGATTCTTCGTCGGGAACCTGATAAACGTATCAGATACCGACGCTGCATCAGTCTTTACCTTGCTTGGGCGCTTCGCAAATAGGTCTGTAATTCCGACGGTATCTGATCGTACGATCGCTGCGATAAACTCGCCTACCGCTACAGCCATGCGTATTGCAAGCGCACTGACCTTCAGCTTTATGTAGGCGACATTTACCTTCAGTTTCACGTAAAGTCCTCCCTCACGGTAAACTGCAACAGATCAAATTGTGTCTCCCGCATACCGCTACTCAGAAGAACCTCAACCTCGCCCTCATAATCTCCGGCGGCCAAATTCAAGTCTCCCGACTGCCACGCCAGAATAGCAATACCTGCAGTAGCTGGAGCTTGGATAATTGCCTGTCTGGTAACCAGCACAGTCGTTGTATTCACTGCTCGCATGTACAGCGTCACCGTGCCGCCAGACAGATCAGTGGGCTCACCAGTCAGTGAATCAGTGAACGTCAGCCGTATCTGCGGTCCGGTATCATCCTTGACTAAACGAATCGTAGCCATCGTTATGCTCCAAACGGCTGCATCTGCGCCGCAAATGTGCCTCTCGCGTTACCCAGATTCGCACGGGCGCGGCGCTCAGTTACCTGCGATACAAACTGCTTGGCATGGTAGGCAGCCAGTTCACGATCTGACCAGTTAGTATTCGGCAGCACCAGCAGGGTCTGTAAAGCACCGTGCATGATTACATCTTCAAGGTCGTCGAACACAGCCTCATCCATACCAGTAGCTGTCCGAGTGGGCTTTAGCGCCACAAACATACGTACATTGTATGTACGGCGAGCATCTGGCAGAGGTAGCACAGCAAACTGATGTGGACTAATCTCGGTCATCGAACGTGGCTCAGTGCCATACGTCGCAATATCACCAGACGTGGTGTACTTATCTGCCCACTCAGGATATAACTCCAGTGCGCGATCAAGCGTCAGAATCTCCAGCGGTACATTGTTCTGAAGCGCCGCGAACACCGCATGAACCTGCGAATCGAACGGCTTGCGGTAATCATAGATATACGTACCCGGAGTCAGATCGAATCTCGGTACTTGATAACGCCATGCCAGTGTGCGCTCGCACGTCTTGATCGCTGAGTCACGGATGTACTGAACGATCGTTTGCCGAGGGCACCCCGGCACCGTAGGCTGTAGGCGAACAGCGAGTGATGAGAAGTCACGGGATGCCATTAGATCACCTGTTTCGGATCAAGTCCGCCTTCTTCAGTATCTGTCACCGACCGGGACTGCAAACCAACGCCCAGCAACTGGGTAAACGAATCCTGATACAACTTCGCCCGACCTGAATTGACATGCTCATTGTCTACGGACTCAGCCATAAACACTGTGCCGTCCACGAGCACCGGGAAGTACGCATCCGGCAGGTCTATTGTTTGGTTTATCGTATACGTCGCAGGTGTAGCTACATACTCACCAACCAAGATCACGCTGCTGACCGGACGAGGTACCAAGAAAAACTGCGTAGGGTTACGCACATGCCGCATGTAGTTCACTGGGGTACCGGGCGTCTCGGTGCGCCACTCAGGGTACGTCTGGTCAAGCATCTCCCGCGACACCTCGGTGATCACGTCACCATTCTTGACTTGGAATATCTCAACAAGCCGAATTGCACCAGCGGGACAGTCCTGTACAACCGTGTTCGCTGTGACGTTGATGTCACCGATGACAGTAAAAAGATCAGGGCGAAGGATAGCCATGCGCTTAATGGTGGTGTTTATAAACCCCAGTAAAAGCACATCACTGTAGCGATACGTCACCCGTGTATCTTGGATGACGTTTCGTACTTCGACTATCACATCTGCGGGTGTCATTCAGGGAACCCCTTCGCGGCTTCAGCCGCCAACTCAGGCGCAGTATAGACCGGCGGCTCAGGAATGTCAGCAGTTGTCAGATCAAGAGCAGAGCCGCGTTTCTTACGTTCGGCCTTCACCTTCTCAATAACCTCCGGCTGAACAAAGCGTTCTGGGTACGCTTGCTCCTCTGTGATTACTTCGCATTCCGGATTACGCGCCAGAATGTCGTTGTAGTCATAGATAAAACCGTCTTTCCTTACACGAATGTACATTTTGCTCATTGTTATTTCCCCAGTTTGCGGAGTGTCTGTGCCAGTCGTGCACGTTGACCGGTTTTACCCGGCATCTTTGCTGCCTTTGCCAACTTCTCAGTCGGAATCTTTTCGCCTTTCTTCACACCCATAGTTTTACGCAGGGCACCTACATTTTGTGGTTTAATAGCGCCTTGTATCCAATTTGCGGATTTAGCCATATCATTTCCCCTTCGCGGCTCTCATGTTGTCCACAAGGTTCGGGTATGGCCGTCCTGCTTTGGCAGCCATAGTCTTCGCCTTAGTCTTTTGCGCCGGTGTTAGTTTCTTGGACGGACCAAGATTCTTTGGGCGCGGCTTCTCCCATACAGGTTTCTTCAGCATTTCCAAGCCCTCAAAGATTTATTGATGCGGCTATTCGGATCATTCGCGGTCT